AGGATTTTCGTAGATGTTGCCAATTACTTCAATGATTTCAGAAAAAGGCTTGTCTGTTTTTTTAGGTGCATCTTCAATTGCTTTTGCTAATGAAGCACCTAATTTTTTTGTTTCTGTCATAACATACCAATCATAACATGATACTTCATTATTCCACTCTACTGCAAAATAGGAAGGTATAAATTCACATTGAAGTACATCACCTTCATAAATTTCAGTTCCGTTCATATCCTTAAGTCCAGTAAATTGCATAACAATACAGTCTTTAGTAAACTGTATTTTACCAAATTGTATTTCAGTTAAGTCGTATGTGTTTGACATATAATCAATATTATCCCAAACTCTAAACTTGATTTCTCTTCTCATGACCCTATCTGTCTAACATCGGCAGGAATGAATCCACTGCCGTTTCCGTGTACAACTTTCATCATGTCAACCTCAACTTTTGCCGAGTTGATAATGACCTGGGCAATGTCTGCGATTGCTTTTGCTTTGTCGAGCTCCATGTCGTTTTCTTTGAGCATCTCGATGATTTCGAATAAATGATCTCTTAGGTCTTCGATTTTATTGCGTGCCATAATTTGTTCAGAGTTTTGATTGTTTGTTGAATTGGTTGAGGGTATTTAGTGATTCTATTTCGCTCCATGTTTTCCACTTTCGTGATTGCTTCCAAATTTTCTATCTCGAAATTTGAGATGTTTTTATCTCGGAATGTGACAATCATGTGCGGCTCAAGCTTGCCATGGTGCTGCTCGTAGATGTGCCGATGTTTAAGCACCCATCGTGTATGCTCTGCAATCTTGATATAAGTGTATCCATCTTCATCGATGCGCTCTGAGCCAACTTCTTTATGGTTTGGTGGCACAGTGCCCTTCTTGAATCTTGTCTCTTCGCCGCCTATCTGCAAGCCTTTCATCCCCTTGTTCCAAGGCACATTGCCCTTTGTGAACTGCGTGCCGACATTGCCTTTCTTGAGTCTGCCGCTTGCTTCTGTTGCTAGGTACTCTGGAGTCTTATGCAATTGCAGTGCGAAGGCTTTGGCATAGCATTGGGAGATTGACTTGCCAGTGATGAATGCCACCTCTTTTGTCGAGCGGTGCGGATAGTACTCAATCAGCAACTCGGTCTCTTGCAGTGTCCAGTTACAGCGACTCATAATACTCGCGCCCTCCTTCATCGCCTCCTTGTGATGACGGCCTTGGAAACCTGTCGATGATTGCCTTTTGCCCATCGTGATAGCCATTGGAGTAGGCTTGGATGATTGCTTCTTTTACCTTGGCGTGCATGCTGTCATCATCGGCTTCGCGCGGATCAATGATTGCATCAAGGTAGCGATTGAATTGCGTGAATTCAAAGTGGATGTTGTCTAGTTCGTTCATCGGATTAGTCCTCAAAGGTTAAGTATCTAACACTTGGAGAATCAATGTCGAACATGCCTTCTCCGTTAATTGCTTTTTCTGTTATTTCGTTTATTGTTTCTCTGCTACTTGGTTCTTTTGTTTTTAACTTAATAGCATCAAGTTCTCCTAAAAAATAACCATTACTATAAGCATCAAATATTGCTTGCTTAATGATCGGTTTTAACTTCTCAAAAAGTTCAAACTCGGGGGTGTTTGGATATAAGATTATTCTTTCCATGATTTTTGGTTTTTATCTGATTACTTGTGTTTTAACTTCTGTTAGTTCAATGCCGCGTATCTCTGCGATGTTTGTGATCTCCATTGCTTTTGGAAGCTTGCGGAGTAACTCTGCCACATCAAACATCTCTGCTTGCATAAGTGTCCAGAGCAGTGTCATCCAATCTACCTCGCCAACTATCTCCGCTTTTTTAGATATGCGAATGTTTTTGGTGTGGTCGAGCTCAAGTGTGGTGGTGGTTGTTGCATCGGTGAATGTTGCGAAGATATCGCTCACGTCACTGCTGCTTGCCGACATCAGCGCATCGGCTGCATCCTGTGCAATCTTCGCATCTGCAACAGCCTTCTTAACTGCGAGCTCGTTGGAGTAATCAATCATCATCGCTTTGCGCTGCTCGATGTAAGCCTTAAGCGGAGCAGTTGCATCGCGCTCGACATCCATGACGGACTTCTTGTAGGTGTCCAGTGGAAGAGTTACCATCTTGCGATTGGTCTCGATGTGCTTGATTGCATCGTTAGCTGCCTTGATGGACTCTGCGCTCATGTCATAGCTGAGCTTGTCTTCGATGATCTGTGGTGCGCCTTCTATCATGCTCTGAGCACGAAGCACCTCGGTGGAGTTAAGAGCCTTGTAGAACTCGGATATGTTTTCTATATTCGCGGTGTTCATAGTGTATTGTTTTATTGATTGTTTTTAATGAAGGGCGGCCTAACACCGCCCTTTGTTATTTTAGAAAGGGAAGCCGTCATCTTCAGTCTCAACTTGAAACTCAGCAGATTCTGTTGAAGCTGCAACTACTCGACTAGCTATTGAAGCAGGCATCGGCTTGCTTACTCGCGCAATCCACTCATCACTCATCTTAATTTTATCTTGGATGAACTCGGGCAGCTGAGCAAAGATTGCATCATCATGCTCCTCGGTATTGTAGCAAAGCGGTGCGTTGAATGCAGGAGGACAAACTAATCCTTTCGGCACTGGAGAGATTCCAATGATGTTGGCATAAGTGATATCTCCTTTTACTACGTGTGTCAAGTTAACCATGCAAGGTCTACCAATCAGCGTGAAGATGTCGAAGTCTTCAGCAACGCCATTAGTCATCTTCTTGCCTGCCCAAGACTCGATGTCTCTGCGGAGCACCGCCTTCTCGTTCATCGAAAGGTTGTAGATGCTGCGAGCATAGAACGGCTTCTCTTCGCCGCCTTCCTCGAATGCGTGTGTTTCAGTCGGCAGTTCAAAGATGAATTGCACTTTGCGTTTTTTGCCAGGGAACTGTCCTGTTTGCATTGTAGTTCCGAGGTCAACGATTTGGTAACATCTTGCAACAAACGCTCCTTCTGGTGCGATTGCTCGGGAGGTGTTATTCCCGCTTGGTGCTTTTAGGCCCATAGTGTTTAAAATTAGAATTGATTTATTAATTGTTTGAATGATACTTGTGTATTGTGCAGTGTCTTCTGATACATTCTGAAGAACTCGTTGACATCCGATGGATGATAAGTGCGAACCGATTCATCAAGGCCTTGAGTCATCTCCTTTGAGTATTGGCGAACAAGAACAAGTGAGTTCTTGTCGCATCTCTGAAAGAGCCCTTGGTGGCAACCGTCTTGCACAATTGTTAGCATGATGCCAGATAGATGATCGTAGTTAAAGTACTGCGTTGAATCGTGTGATTTGAAAAAAGTGTTCATGAGTAGAGAAAATGGCGGCCTAACACCGCCCGATTAAATTATCCTTTAAAATATCCAGTATCGATTCCTAAATCAAAACAATATAACTTGTATTTAGTCTTAAGTTCTATGTATGTATTGTCGTCAATATTTCCTTCTCTTATAGTTTGCATTATATTAATTGCAACTGTTAGTGCATCCTTATAATTTGCCATTTTAAGAATGTCAAGCATTGCGTGACTATCGCAGCTATAAGCTCCTGATGTAATAGGTGATAATTTTTTCATGATTAAATGATTTATGAGTGAATTACTGATTGATTGGTTGACAAATGTATATCTTAATTTGATACCACCGCACACAATCAAAACTATTTACACGCAATTATCCTAACTCTCACAGAATCAACGCGATTATTTTCTACTTGCTCCCAATCCGAAGCCTATGATTGCACCAACTCCCACCTTGAATGCGGTTGTCTGATGCCACTTTTTATCCTGCTTGATGTAAATATTCTCAAGGGCCACCACTTGCACATTAGGATTGTCGACTCTCAGGCGCACAACTGTGTCCTTCTTTTTAAACAGCCTATTCACGAAGCCAGTGCGCATTGTATCACCAACTGCATAGGTGAACTTGGCAGGGATCACGAGCGAATCAATCTGAAACCACCCGAGGCGGTTAATCATGCCGCCGATTGTGTACCATTCGGTGGTCTTAAGGAATGGCTTTGGCAGTTGGATGTATGGCTTGCCTTGCACCATCACTGTATCGCCTAGCTTTATCTGCGTCTTGATGATTGTCCTTGTCTCGATGCGCACCACCTCGCTTGCGTTCTTCACTTTGACTTCCAACTCCGCAATCTGCTGTGCTTTCTTTGCTGCATCCGAGCCGCTCTGTGCAATTACTTTGCGCTGAGATGCGATAAGTATTGAATCCTCATACATCGTGTGCTTAAGGCGATAATCATCAGCGATGTTTTCGCCGCAAGTTTTAATCAGCAAGAACAAGAGCACAATGATTGCGCCTAAGAATAGTGTCTCAGATTTGATAGATGCCATGTTGAATGAGTTTTATAAGTTCCTGAGATGACTCCCAAAATAATCTTTTATCCTTGAGCTCCGCTTGCAATATCTGAAGTGCCACACATACCGGCATGCCGCGCTCCATCACATACCAAGCGGCAACCTTAACCAGTCTCTCGTCCGCTTGCTGATCCGTCATAACTCTCGAGCTGCTTTCTTGATGAGTACCTTGATTGCATCATCAAGCTTGTTGACCGATGTGTGAATCATCTTAAGGAGGTCACGCTTCTCGGTGTCGTTTGACATCGGATGGTTGAGCATCAACTGCACAAGCCCTGAGATGTTGGTCAGTGGCTGTCGTATCTCATGGCTCAGCATAAATCTGAACTCCTCAAGAAGCAACTTCTGCCGCTCATGATTGTGCGAGCTGATGGAGGTGACATCAACTAACTGTATCCCGACAAAGTGCAAGGTCTCGCCAATGGCGAAGCAGTTCCAAATGTTGTATCTGTCGATGGTATTCTTTTGGCGAGTGCGAGCATAGACACGTGATGGATCTGGCGAATGCAACCGAGCCAATTGAACGGCCTTGATGAAATCTTCTTGGTCACCCTCGATGCTTATGATGTCACTTATTTTACTAGGCTTGATGTGGCTGACATAATTCTTGAACAGCTCATTGCTTGAGACAATAAGCCCATGCTCATCAGTCACCACATAGAAGAGGTCAATCGAATTCTCTAAGATGAAGAGCGAAGACATGCAGAGAGTTCGCTGTAAAGATTATTCCAAGCGGACATCGAGCTCCATGCCCATTGCGCTGTGAGGTAGATTGTAAATGTCAAGAGCATGCCCATGATAGGGGCATCCATTGTTGGCTTGTACTCGGTGAACTCAGTGCGCGGCTTGATAATGATCTTAGCCTCTGGCTTGGGAGCAAGAAGGAATGCAGAGGTGCTCGGTGTGATTGTATCGCTTGCGTAGTTTTGCTGCATAGGAATCGGCTCTAGCGTTGGCTCATCGGCAGGCAGCTCGTAAGTCTGCCCCCATTGATTAGTGCAATAGTTACGGCCAAAGATAGTGAATTTCTCCATTGACTGATACACGATCTGCGGCTCGATGTGAATAGTGTGATGATGTGTATGGACTTTGCAGCCAAGACCCACCACGCAACCTTCATCGATTGTAGTATACGTTGAGTCTCTTCCGTCATCCATTGTCATTTGCTTTAGGTATATATCCTGCGGCCACCATAGCTGCAACGATGGCTGCAAGTGTCTCTGTTGTTATCTGCTTAAAGATAAGCGCGAACACAGAGCAGAGAATCACTAATGAGCCAATCGTTGGCCTCCAGTGCTTAACGATTATATCAAGCACTTGCCTTGGTTTGCTGACTCTTCTTGCGGCCATAGTTTTCAAACGATTGGTGTGAAATATAGTTGCGCCTCTTTCTTGCGTCTTCTTACAAGGCCCGTTGAAACCTCGCCGCCTGCCCTGTTCCACTTGAGGAACTCAGCTGCAATTCTCGGATCGTTAGGGTTGGCTTTGACAAACCTCAACAGCTGCGACTTAGCAAGGTTGCCTGCTCCCAGGTTATAGGTAAAACTTACAAGCGCATCAAACTGATTTTGATTCACCTTGGTGGTGTTAAGAAGTCCAAGCACGCTGCCCTCGAACTCCTTAAGGTGGTCTTTTAGAAGCTGCGCCGCCTGAGCATTGGTGATTGTCTGCCCGAGCTTCACCTTGCTGCCGTCCTCGTAGAAGGTTGCGCCGTAGCCAATGGTCGGCACTCCTGCTGAGCAAAGGTAGGATGTCAGCCGCAAGCCCTCAAACTCTTGGATAAGTCTGATGCCGTTAGCTGAGGATTTCATATTGGAATTGTAATGTGCAGTATTCCAATGCTATTGCAGCAGTTGTAGTTTCTAATGATACAGCGCACGTATTGTTAGTTACTTCTGCTCCAATTGACAATTCAACAATCTCTGCTAATATTCCAGCAAATGACCATTGTAAAATACCAAAGCATTGTTTAACGGTTGTAAAGTCTGATGCTACTGGAAGCTCAATTTCAAATGCGCCTGTTGTTTCTCCAGCATCCATTGTAATTCCCAATTGAGCAGATACTGTTACAATATTTCCAACTCGGATGTAAGATGCTGCGTTTACATTTACAGCAATATTATTTGTTTCTCCACTTATAGTCGGCGAATAGCTGCTACTTGACAAGATGTTCCCCAATTCAATCTGCTTGGATGTGCCTTGCGGAGATTGCGAGTTGTCGCTGATGTCTACGATGTACAACAAGTCTTCTGCAACTGGTGCAGTTAGTATTCCTAAGTCGGTAATTTTTACGCCTGCCATGATTCGATTGGTTTAAAGGTTATTAAAGGTAAGTATTTTACCCAATCAAGAGATGACTGCTCGACCTCCTCGATTGAGATTATCCAGTTGCCATCTGAATCTTGGATTGGGTTGAAGTAATTATCAGCAACAAACTCGACACCATCGAGCCATCTTGCTTGTTCTTCTGTGAGTAGGTGAACTTCCATTATACTTGACGGGATAAGGTTGTTTGAAAGGCTTGAACTGAGTTGTAGAGTGCCAATGCTTCAACATCAGTTAAGCCGCTGCCGATAGTTGAGAAGGCGCATTGTCTATTAGAAAATAAACTTGCAACATTATTGTTTGATATTGCACCTATAAATATTTTCTGAGATGGTAAAGATTGAACTCCAGTTATAATATTAGATGCAATAGTTAAGCCGTTACGATATAGCTTTCGGCTTGATGAATTGATAATTGAACCACTGAAAAATCCACTACCATCTGCAACCGTAGTTGCTGCTAAAAATGAAGTTGTTGCACTATTAGCCGCAAAAAATGAAGCATTTGATGTTGCTCTTCTTACACCTAATGCAATTAAACTTGGGTCTAATGCTTGGTTTGGTACTGCTCCCATATCAATAGCTGTTGCACTTGTACTTGCTGCAACAGTTCTTGAATAATAGCTTAATGAATTATTGTTTGCCGATAATGAAGTTGATACGGAAATAAAAGTGTCAGCATATCCATTAGTGCCATTAAAAGCAACACCATTAGCTGAGTGAGTTATTCCACCGACAAAGCTAAGTCTGAAAGCAGCATTTGTGTCAGCAGGATTTTTAAGATTAAACTTATGCGTTGTTGCCGTTCCTCCTACCATCGGATAAATGGCACTCATTTTCGCCCAAGTCCCATCTGCTTTCATTGATATCACCAATGTGCAAATAGCAGATGTGATGGTTGCATCTGTGATACCAGTAGCACTTAAGAATGCAACTGCATCTGGGTCGCATCCAGTAGCGTAAGAATATGGGTTGACTAAGAAACTCATGCGTAGTTACCGATTAACATTACCTTTAATCCTTTTGCAGTGCCATTGCCAATCTGGTCAATGTCGATGGTTATCTCCGCATCATCGGCAAGAGCAGTGTCGCTTATCACCACTGGAGTGGCAGCTGTTGTGCTTGTCTTTTCGGTGTTGTCAATGGTCAGCTTAGTGCTTAAAATACTTGTGCCACCTTCATTGATGTCAACAGTGAAGATAGTACCACTTGCCTGAGCGGTTGTGAGCGATGCTCTTACCGCAGTTAATGTCACAGCCCTTGGCATGCGGAAAGTAATCTTTGCCGTGCCGGCAGTAAGCGCAGTGGTCTCATCTGATGCCGCAACAACAAGCTCGAACGGAGTGGCATAGTTACCGCTGCCAACTATCGAAGTCGAGTTGATGGTCTTGATGTTTGTGCCGCTTACCAGTGCAGCTTGCTTAGCATCGAATGCCGTCCAATCAGCTGTGCTCAATGCACCTCTGTTGGCTGCACTTGCAGTTGGTAGGTTGAAGGTATGAGTTGCAGTTGTCGATGATATAGCAAAGTCAGTGCCTGCCGTTCCAACTGCGAGGTATTGCGTGTTGGCTGTTAGTCCGTTCAATGCTGATATGCCTCCTGCGAAGTTAGTAATCACTTGA